CACGGATGCCAGCGCCCAAACGCGCCGCCCGTAACTTAACGCGCCCGCCGTTTCCAATTGAAACCCGCCAAGCTTGACCAAGTTATCAAAAAACCCCATAACCTCGGCAGGCTGCACCACGTGGTACCCGTCCGAAACAACGGCCAAGGGTGCGCCGGTGTCGCTGCGGTGTAGTACTTTGCGCCCTTTGAAAGCCTCCGGTTCGCTCGCGGCTGCGGTGCGAAACAGTACGGGGGATTCAAGCACGTCATAAGCTAGGCCCGCCTCATGTGTCCATGTTGTGATGTCCGCATCAGCGCTCAAAGCTTGGCCGAGGCCATGCCATGGGGTTTTGCCGGTGTATGCCATTGCGGCCGTGCCGGTGGTGGTGTCGATCATGTGAGCCATTTCGCTATCCTTTCTTGGTTGAATCAGTAGCCGCCCGGCTGCTGATGTGTTGAATTCTAGTCTATTGTTCGCGCCGGTCAATTGAATTGTTCCTATCGGTTTTGGGTTTCCGATTAATCCCCCCAATGATCCATCAGCCAGCCCAAAAAAAGAAAAATTGCAAGCGCTACTAATAAAAAGATCATGCGGCCACCTCGCGCCCAATATCGCCCGCGATATGGTGCCGCAGCATCGAGCCCACGGGCAGCGCCCGGGCAAAATCGCGAAGGGTTTGCGCATCGTTCGGGTTTCCGGTTTTGCGCGTCCCGTGCCATTGAATAGCAGTCGGGCCACTGGCCGCATAGCAGCCGCCGGGCGCGTCCGTGCCCACTCTCTTTTTTCCGGTCCCATGGGCAACGAATACAACGACAAAATCCCGTTCACCACGTGCGCACAACGGGGAACCATTGCCACAGTCCGCGCATGTAAACGATTCGGCCAGCTCGGCCGGGCAGCGTGCAAATGTTACGCCGTGGATTTTGCGCGGCCAAGTGTCGGCAGTGTCAGCCGGTGCAGCATACACGGCCGGGCGGCCAAGCTCAACGGTGCGCACCGCGTCCGCGATGGTGTCACAGCTCGCGTTAATCGTGGTTTTTCCGGGTTTGGGTTTGGGCAGTGCCTCAGCGGCAAAGTGAGAATAAGCCCACGCCATGCCCCGGCGGGGTACAGCGTCAAATAATGCGGCCAGATAATCCGCGTCAATTTGCGCCGTGCCGGTTTCACTCTTCGGATGCAGTGCGCAGCTACGCGGGCACGTGCCATAAGTCTCATGTTCGCCAGCGCGATAAGTAACAGCTATCGGGCCGGTTTTTTTGTTCGCTGATATTGCAACGGTTTTGAGCATGTCTCTATCCTTTCTTGGTTTGGGAGCGGCCAGTATAGGCCAGCTCCGGCACAATGCCAAATTGATTTTTTAAATATTCGAGCCGTTCCGATAGCTTAGCTTTATTGATCGGTTCCACAATAAAAAGCCCGTCGAAAGTATCGCGGCCCCACTGTATCGCGTCGCGCTTTAATTTGAAAATTTTAGAAGGGCCGTCACGTGTCGCGTGCGCCCAATACACGCAGAGGGTTTTGGTCTTCATTTCTCTATCCTTTCTCAATTAATTTTGGCATGCAAGATCATCTTCAAAATACCGCCATTCGCACTCGTAAGCATAGTCCGCGTCACCATAGTATTCACCATTAGCTACGGCCTGAACCGCAATTGCCCAAATCATCGCGTTATCTGATTCGCTCAAATCAATTGTCAACTGTGTCATTTCTCTATCCTTTCTGTTCGCTGAATTATTTCAGCAACCCCTATTTTGCCAAACCCCGGCAAAATGTCCAATTGATTTTTTCGATCAATCCGCCAAGGCCGATAGCTTTTCTTTCAACTCCGCCCAGTTCATCCCCCGCGAAGGCCAAACCGCAAGCGGCGGCAGCCGAAGGCCATCGGCAGCAAGGGCAACAGCATCGCGGCCATGATAGAGCAAGATCCGGTCGATATTCAAAACAAGCACAAAGCAAGGCCTGCCCTTGGTCGCGTGCCGAATCAAGAAAGCAATTTGATGCGGTCGCAGCGTAACCTTTAAGCCCCGGGCAACAACTTTCAATTCCACAGTGACAAAGCAATCAGCCACGCCAATCAGCATGTCCGAAACACCGAGGTTCACCCGGTTTTCGATTCGCTCGACATCGCACCCCAGCGCTTTAAGTCCATCGCGCACGCGTGCAGAGAATCGCGCCTCAGGTGTCGTCGCCACGGTCTATTTCAAAAACATCTAGCGGGGGATCGGCCACGCCAGCATCGAAGGCCGGATCTTTCTCGCGGTCGGTACTGTCCAGCACTTGGCCCGTGGTTGCGTCAATCAAAGCGGTCGGAGGGGGCCCGCCGTACAAGCGCTTGAGTTCGTCCAGCTTTCGCTGCACTTCCTCTTTGGACATCGAGTCGATTGTTCCGTGCCGAATTTCCTTGCGTTCGACATAGATTGTGCCCAGCGCTTGGCCGCGCCGGTACTCTGCCTGCACGGCAGCAGCAAAGGCTCCGGCAGCCAATGCCTTGTCCCGGATCTCCTGCAAGTCTTTCATGTGGCGTTCGTACGAGGTGTTGTACTTCGAAGCCAGCTCAGCACGGTAGGCTTGGATCGCGGCCACCACGTGCGGGTATTCCTTGGGGTTGGTCAGCTTCCACGCCATCACCGAGGCGGAGCCCTCCTTGTACCCGGCACGCATGGCTGCCTCTTTCAGGGTCACCCGGCCATCGCCGGACACGTATTCCTGCACAAACTTCCATTCCTTGGCATTCAGGACCTTTTGCTGCCTCAGGGGTCGGACTTCGCCCGCGAGCCTCTGCTTGGCCTTGTCCGGGACCACAGGGGGCACGTTCCAGACATCCCGCTTGGTCATGCGGTTCTCCACAAGCGCCAGCCGTTGTCCACCTTGCGCATGGAGAAGGTCCAGCCGGGCCTGTGGACCTTGGCAAACCGGATGGCTGCCACCCTAGCCGAGGCTGCCTGCTTTTCGCCCTTAAACAGGATGCTGTCGCCCGTTTCCATGTCTCGGAAGGGGTAGGTCGTGCGGTCCTCGGGGATGGGTATATTTGCGTCGATTTGTATCAAGGACTAACTCCTGTAAATCAATAAGCAAATGTAACCCAGCAATGCGAATTAGTCAAGATGTACATTCCCCCACCCATCCAATTCAAGGCCGTCTATATAGAGTCTGGGGAGGAAGAGTAGTAAAAAAAAAATCATCTCCTCTAAACGTAGGGACACCCCAGTAAATTACACTGTTTCTGACCCTGTAATGTACTGTAAGCTCCTAACCCCTTGATTTCATTCACTTATTACACCATTACGTCTATCACGTCTATTCCCACAAAAAAAATAAAAAAAACACCTCTTACCCTAAAAACTCCTATAGGGATCCCCAAAATTGCATAACAACCCCTGTTCTATATACTCAAATCAATATATGCTAGGGAAAACCCCTACGAAAAACACAACAAAATGTACTTGACACCTAGTGTTCTCTAAACGATACTACGTGTCCCTAACACATGTAATTCAAGAAAGGATAGCAGAGTATGACCCGAGATCCGTTAACCCAGCTACAGATAGCTGATCTTTCCCTTAAAGTCCCGGTCCAAGTAACGTACGGCAAGAACAGTGAAAACGATACTGTTATAAAGGATGTACGCGTGGTCCACGGTCCGTTGTCCTTGGACATCACTGCTTTGCTCACTGAGGACGACTTCTTTGACGCATTCGAGCAGCTTCACGATTGGTACGTGGACAATGGTCCACTGCCCGCCATCATCACTTCTGAGGAGACTTCAAATGACTGACCACAACGCCTGTAAACCGGCTACGCCGGATCCGTTCTACGGACTTTTGTCCTACAACCATGTTTTCGAGACTGGCACGGGCAGGCACCTGAAGCGGCACACATTGGAATGCTGGCTGGAGTATGACGAGGCGGACGATAGCGTGGGATCCAAGGAGGACTGGGCGGTGTTCTATGCTTTTTTGGACGGCGTGGACATCTCTGAGCTGCTGTCCGAGGAAGTCAAGGAAGAGATCGTCTTGGGCGCGATGCAGTACTGTGCTGATGAAGCTGCCCAAGCGTATTACCCATAAACCACAAACCACACCACAAAAGGAAAACGAAATGAGCAAGAAGAAAGAACCCACAAAGGCATCACTGCCGAACTATTTCGAGGTCAACACTTGGATGATCCACGATGCGTGTAGCACGATGGATGAGGCGATGGCGATGATTGGCATCATTGCCCGGTCCTCGGACCGTATAACTCAGCAGGCGCTGCACGGCGTGTTGACTGTGCTGGTTGATTCGCAGAGGACTTTGGGCGAGTATTTGGAGGGCCCAGAGAATGACGAATGAAGGCGCACCCTCGCCGGAGGAGATAAAGCGCTTGAAGGTGCAGACACAGGCATGTGCGGTGGAGATTGCCAAGGCGATGTTCAAGCATTCTGAGTCGCCGAAGGTCTCTGTTTTAGCGGCCATGATGGTTGCGGCTGGTGGCGCGCGGGCCACGGGCCTTGATAAGCACATGGCGCTGGACATATTTTTGACCTTTTACAACGATGCAACCAGTTTCATGATGGAAGAGTGATTGCACAGTTTTGGTTGTCATAACCGGCTTGCCGGTTGTCATAACCGGCTTGCCGGTTGTTATAACCGGCTTGCCGGTTGTTGGGAGGAAAGATGGACGAGGATACAAAATTTGTCCTGCAAATGTGGCGTGTGCAGGTGATGGAGAACCACCGGCTTGCCGGTGTTTCTGATCATTTGCAGCGCCGTGTGGATGCATTAGAAAGAGAATTGGGGTACACATATGTTCGAGAACGTACTGATGCTGGTGGGGCTGATGCTAATTGGCGGCGTGCTGGTCGTGGTCGTCGGCGCGATCCTGATAGCAGCGATTGATCAATTACAGAACGGAGACAGGAAATGATTCAAGACCCCGAAGACGAGGCGTTCAACGAGATTGAACAACAGGCCAAGCAGCGCAAGGAGGCTGTGAAGGCCAGCGTATCCCTTAACCCCTATCGTGCCCAAGTGATTGAAGAGGTGGCGCAAGCCATTCTGAGGATGGAAGGGTTTGGCAAAGACACATTGCATAGCTTTGCTATTTTTATCAGGGGATTGAAATGACACAGGATGAAGTGATTGAGATGGCACAAGAATGCAAGTTGATTGGAATGCGTCCGTTTATTGATGGCATTTATACCGAGGCGCTTATAGAGTTTGCCAAACTGGTAGCCGCCAAAGAACGTGAAGCCTGTGCAAAGGTGTGTGACCGTGTTGTTGGGGGTAAAGACCCTGATGACATACACAGTGACTCTCAGTGGGCGGCGCTTACATTGGCCGCAGAAATCCGCGCAAGGGGGAACACATGAAAGACGAAGCAATGAAACTGGCGCTTGGGGCGTTGGAAGATTTTGTAGACGTTATCAAGTACGACAATGAACAAGATGACATTGGGCGCAGGGCTTGTTGCGATGTGCTTTCTTACAATCCGCACTCTGAAAGCTGCAAAGCAATAAAGTCTATCGCATCCCTATGCCAAGCCATTGCAGAATTGGAAAGCCAAGAACGCAACTACTGCACACGATGCGGCAAACGCACAAACGATATCCATACCTGCACACCACCACAGCGCACAGAGCAAGAGCCTGTGGGTTTTGCGGGAATTGAAATGTGGATTGGCAATACACAAATAAAGAAACTTATGACACAAACAGAATTGCATTTTGCAATCGACCCTTGGGCAATCGTGAAATTTAATTCAGATAGCTGTATTGATGCACTCAAGGAGAAGAACACATGACCGACTTTTGCATACATGATTGGCGATACGAACTTGAAATTTATATGCAAGACGGCAAACGCTATGTTTGTATGGCTTGCGGTTTAAAGGTTGAGCATTTTGAAGGACGAGACAATCAGATTGAGTCCAAGATTGAGCAAGCCAAACTCAAGCAAAAGAACGGCTTTGCCGAGGAAAAGAACACATGAAAATAAAACAATGTCCTAAGTGCCTAAAGAACAGATTCAACAACAGTCCTGTGTCGTTTGTCTGGTGGTCAACAAAGAATCACGGTTATATGTGCTGGCATTGTTTTGACAAGTTCAAGGATAAAAACCCATGAGCTGGAAAGATTCAACACTCAAGTACATCAAGGAACTGATGAAGCCAAAGCCCATCAGCGAAATCATCGAGAAAGAAATGCGCGAGGCCATCATCAAGAAGTTGGAAGCCGAGAGTGCTGTGGAGTATGCGGCTTCAATAGTCACCTACAACGTCGAGCGCATAGCTCGGCTACAACGAAGACTTAAAGAACATCAGGAGGAAGAATGATATTTGATCGTTTACTTGTCGCCGCCGTGTGCTGTTGGCTGGGCGTGACAGGTTTGTTTCCAGCTACAGCAGAACCAGTAAAGCCTCTGACCCCAGCGCAGTTGCAAGCCAAGGCC